GATGGATAGTTAAGTCACACGAACGTGATAATAATTATTTATTGTAATAGTAGCATAAATTTCTTAATTTTCAAAATTTAAAGAAGCATCAACAAAGGAGCTGCGTCCATAAGAGCCGGTAAGGCTATATCGACTAACCCAGCTGTTATATCTTCAGTAATTCCAGCAAACATGCCCTTCGCACTGTTAAACAATGTAGGTGCAGCTAGTGCAGCACCAGCTCCCATTGCCTCTTCTTCCAAATCATGGAAGACTGAGGGTTGAGAGTTGGCAACTGCATGAGCAGCATCAATTTGTCTAGTAGTTAGTGGAGGACGAGTTGAGGAACCACCAGATGATATACCAAAGCCTGAGCGTTTAGCTGTTTCATGATATTCCAAATGTATAACTTGTTCAATAGTCCCAATAGTGGTACTAGCTGCACACCCAGTTAATTGGATAATTGCAACATCAAAACCTAATGAATCGAAAGGCGAACCGATCAACTGATTAGATAAGACATTTGTACCAATAATTTGGGATCTTAAGTTATAAAAGGTTGCTAAGCGATCACCACTAAAGCTAGGTTTATGAGTTATCATAATTCCTTTCCTACGGCAATCGTCAACAGACTTTGTAATTTGGTGCATCTCTGTAACATCTAATTCTTGTGTAGTAACACAACCAAATGCCTCCCATAGGAACTCATCCACAACTGAATAGTTGGTTTGAAGTGCCATGAAAGACAAAGTAGGTTGTAAAACACCAGAATTAAAGTTATAGATAGAAGGTCTTAAAGGTAGTGAAGCAATACACTCGGTACAACCAACTGCAACTTTACCGCCATTATTCAAATCAGGTGTATAACATTTAAACGAAGCACCAGCACTTACAACTCTGTATGAGTTGAAGGCTGCTAATTGTTCAAAGGGAATACCCGCTTGAGGAACGACGTTGCCTGCTCTATCAGTAGCCGCACTGTTAACACCCAACCCTGCGATTGCACCTGTAAGGGCAAATGCAGAGCATAGAGGATTAGCAGTGAGGATAATGATAGCTTGGCCGGTTGCATCAGTTGTAACATCAATAGATGCCCTGAATGTAGTGGCTTGACTATCCCGACAACAAGTCGAGACAGACCCCTCAGCGTCACGATGAAGAGGGGTTGCCAATGTTCTAATGAGATTTGCAGTTGTTTGGTCATAAAGTTTAGGACCTGACACTTTCTTCTTATTTTGGATATTAGGATTATATACCACAATTTGTTTATTATTATTATTTTTATTATTCTTATTATTCTTAGCTGGTTGAACTCTGACTGGCGTCATATGTAATTTCAAAAGGTAACACGTCCTGATTAATATCAGCAAACGAGTTACCTGTGTCGGCATTGCCAACGGAACCTACTATGTCGTCCAAGATCGATGTAACAACCTTTATACTATAATCTAATTTATTCTTTTCATAAGTTTCCTTATCGTATTCCACTGATTCTACAATGAATAGTGGATAATTTCCCTTCAAACAAATATCCTTTCCGAAAAAACAAGTTTCTCCCTTATAAAAATTAGGGGTCTTCTTGTGTTCTCTGAAATCCCTTATTGCTAACCGATCCAGGGATCGGTACTCAAGTTGGGGAGGGTCGATAACATCGATGAGTATTGACTCATTCATTGGATGTTTAACCTGTTTAAGTATATGAATAAAATTATGGCTGATAGTTGGACGATCCTTAGGAAGAATGTAACCTTCTGGTATATCTTCTCCTAATCGGATAGTTTGACGCAACAATTCACCCTGATAAGGTTCATGGTAGACTGGGGCATTTTCATCAACAAGTCGAGGCTTAACATATAAATCCACAAATGTGGGTTTCATATGTAGAGAGTCGAGCTTATTGTGAAGAAAATTCCCTAGTTGCCGTTGGAATCTAGTCAACCTGACGTTGTTAACACCAGAACTAATAAAACCAAGACCACCAAGAAGTTGTGGCATAAATAAATTATAATTACCATTTTTTGAAATTTCAGCAATAGAATCTTTATGATAATATAAGAACCTATTATGTGCTTGAGGTTTGTTATTTGCACCATTCATGACTTTATTGTAAAGATCATGGATAGGTAGCTTCTCACCAATAGCACCCGATTTGGATTGTCCTATTAAAAGGCCGCAATTCAAATAGGTAGTTTCTCGTATTTCATCAGTTTCTTTATTATGAATAAAACACTGAGAGTTAATAGTAAACACTTTGTTGTGAATATAGTTCTTTCCTATACTTAGCTCGAAACCGGCGATAGCAATGTATTTCTGCCAAATCTTGTAAAAAACAGGGTTTGATCGGAAATATATATCATCTCCATTGACGAGGCAAGGAAGGTCAAACACATTAACATGAAGAGGAGCCAAATTGGCATCCCTCCCAATATTAATATATTCATCAAGTGCACACTTGTAACAAATTAAATTAGCTAAACACAATACAGGGAAAGAAAGGATTGAACCCATCAATTGACCATTCACTTGCGTCACTGTGAACGGGCTATCAGGATAACCGACTTTCATGTATTCAGCATAATTTGTTTCCAAGTGAGCTACCCCATTAATGGGATCTCTCAGGAATTTAGAAAACTTATTTGGATATACCATTGTCTGTTCATAAAGAACAGATCGGTAAATTTCCATATCTTCTACAGGGACCTTCAGCGCAAAGCAAAGACGTTCAAAAATTAATTTTGTTAAATTAATATTGAGTTTGTCTGTCGCAGCGGAGTAATCACCTGACACATGGAGATCAAAGTCTAACTTGATACCTAATTTTTCTTCAAGACTATGTTCTAACTCCCAAACTGTTCTAAAATCATTTATGATTAAAGGACGGGTAGTAAGTACTAGTGAAGGAAATCGGTTAATATAGTTTTTCATTGATTTCTGTAGTGATTTAGATAGATATGAGGGTAATGCCTCAGATTTTGAAATTGTCCTAACCTTAAGTGGTTCGGTTAACGGAATAACGGTGGTCTTCAAACGTTCAGACCACACATTGAAGCCAATCTGGCCTTTTGCTTCCATTATAGATGGTGAAATGAAATCAACTCCTGTAAAAAAGTTGGAATCTTCCTCACCCCATAACAATTCTTTATATTCTGATATGTAATTTAACGTATCTACATATTCGGCTTGGGTATCCTCGTTAGACTTAATCTTTTCATGTATAGATTGTCTAATAGTTTCCATATTCGGTTTTTCATAACTCTTATTTATTTTTATACCTCCTTTTACAAGGACTTCCTCTTCTATGATTTCTAAACCTTGTGATCTAATAACCTCTGCGTAAGCACCACCTCCAGCCCTCGATCTCTCGTGGGATGAATTGTGTGAAGGTTCATAATCACCAATTTCATATTCTTTATAAGATTTCCTTATAATAGCATTACATGTACTATTGAAAGTATCATGAATGAAATTTTTAGTAAGGACTATCTCGTCAATATTATCATTATAAACTAATTCTCCACCACCGAGTGTGAAGCCTAGCTCATTCCTGTTTTTATCGACTTTCTTAGTATATGTTTGATATTTAGGTTTTGTTGTCATAGCGATGACATGACTTCTGATCTCATTCTTAACAAAAGAATCAGGAACAACGGCGCATCCGCGTTTTGTTCCTTGTAAAAGACCGAAAGCTAATGTAACACCACGAGAATTCTTTGAATAAAAATTACGTGTGTTTAACAAATTCTTCAGATAATGCTTAACTTGACCTGTCCAAATTAAGAAGTGACCAACAAAGCCTTCCGGCTTTGGGGGCAATTCTTCTCTCAGGACATGTGCCATTGGGCATGCTGTATGATATTTGATAAATTTTGTAAATTTATCCCTTGGAATTTTAAGGGTATTAAATAAAAGTTTGGATTGCTGAGCTAAATCAAACTTGGTGTTGAAGTCTGGGATTACATCTGTAATAGTCTCAATTTCACTACTAACGAAAGATATAATCTCATGTAAGTACCTATCCTCACAAATAAGATATGTGATAGGTAGGGAAGAAGTACTAGATATAAAAGTCTCAATACTCTTCCCTTCTGAATCAAATGTCAAACCATTACTCTCTAACCACTTATCAGTAGTATTAGAGAGGGTTCTTTGTAAAAATGAACCAACAATTGTAAAATCGTCAGTCGCAAATGTATCTGATTCAAAACTCAACTTCGCCACCTCATAAAGGAGCTTAGAAATTTTTGGATTAACAGTTGCTAAAAGCATCTTGCTTTTAGTCAACCACGTTCGTGACCCAGGGATAGGTAGAAAAGGAGTAAAGGTTTCATAAACCTTTAACTTCTTATTCCATCTACGCCTAGGCAGCCCGGGGACACCCCGGGACTGTGACCTAACCAACTCATCGCATACTTCTCGCATAGAGAGGTAGTCCGAAGATGTCTTAATTGGCATTGGAAAGTCGATAAAAACAGG